ATATACTACAAAGCATTAGCTAACACTGTTGAATTGCCTGACGCTAATAATAGAGTAGCTATTGCTTATTATGCTTCATTCAATACGATAGATGCTGAAATGGACATAATAAGAAAAGGGGCATTTTTAAAGTCAATAAATGATAGAGGGCCATCCTCAAGTTCAAACAGACAAATAAAATTTTTACACCAACACAATATACAAGAGCCTTGTGCCACTTTCAATTCATTACTAGAAGATAACATTGGCCTAATTGGTGAGCATAAGATAGAAAAAAGCGGACTAGGCGACATCATTATAGAACGCTATGCAAATGGTATTTATAAAGAACATTCATTCGGGTTTCAATATGTTTGGGATAAATGCAATTGGATAGATGCTCCAAGTGATGAAGACGACGAAAAAACAACTGAAGCTTTTGAATGTAAAGAGCTTAATTTATTCGAGTGTAGCGTAGTTACGTTTGGATGTAATGAGAATACTCCTTTTTTAGGCTTTAAAGGCACTAATGAGGATTTAATAAAACAGTTAGAAAGCGAATTGAACTACTTAATTAAACACGCTCCTAACTATGAATATGAACTATCAATCAGACAGTTATACGCTAAACAGATGTCATTTGCTAAAGGCTTAGTCGACAATAACACTAAGGAAGAAAGCAAGCCGATACTAGCAATTAAAGAAAACAAATCATTTTATTCACAATTAATCTAACCATGAAGAAAAAATTCAATTTATTCCTTGAAGAAAAAGGAATTTCTAAAGCTGACTTTCTAGCTAAAGCTGCAGCTGAACAAGGTGAACTACACAATGAGTTCCAAGAATCACAATTTAAAGGACTTGAAGACCTAATTTCTAAAAAATTAGATTCAAGTGAAATCGAATCTTTGAAAAAAGACGGTACTTTAAGTGATGAAATTAAAGGAGAAGTTGTAAGACTTGCAAATGAATTAAAATCTCTTAAAGAGGTTGCTCCAGTTGCTCAATTCAAATCTGTAGAACAAGAATTGACTGAACAATTATCTTTGAAAAAATCTGAAATTGATTCTATCAAAGATGGTGATTCCAAAAAAATTGTTCTTAGCGTAAAAGCTGCAGCAACAATGACAACAGGAAACGTTACCGCAGTAGGTACAGGTGGACTTTCAATGTTGTTGAATCAGTTTGAAGGTGGTATTACTCCATTACCTCGTTCTGCTCCATTCTTCGCTGACTTATTCGCTTCTGCTCCAACTTCAGGTAATACCATTTCTTATGCAGAGATGAAAAATCCAGATGGCGGCGCTGGTATGACTGGTGAGGGTTCTGCTAAAACACAAGCTGACTTTGATCTAGTAGAAGCTAAAACAAACGTTAGAAAAATCACTTCTTACATTAAAACTTCAAAAGAAGCTTTGGATGACATTCCTGCTTTAGCTGGAGAGATTAACAATGAACTTGTTACTCTTATCAAGTTGAAAAAAGATAGTGAAGTATTAGCTGGTGCTGGTACAGGTAACACTTTAAGCGGTGTTATTACAAACGCTACTGCTTTCACAGGTGGTGCATTAGCTTTATCTGTTGTAACTCCAAACAACTATGATGTATTAGTTGCTGGTATTACTCAAATCGCTACTGCGGAAGTTATTTCAGGTCAGCCTGCTGGCTTTATGGCAAATGTTATTGTTATGAATCCATCTGATGTTGCTTTGATGAAATTGACTAAAGATGCCAACAAAAATTACATTTTCCCAGTTACATTGCCAGGTTCTACTTCAGTTATGGAAGTACCTGTAATTAGTAATGCAAGAATGACAGCTGGAGACTTCTTAATTATGGATTCTTCTAAAGGTAACTTGAGAATTAAAGAAGACATTACTTTGTCTGTAGGTTATGAAAACGATGACTTTACTAAAAACTTAGTAACTATTCTAGCTGAAATGAGATTGGCGTTCTATATCAAATCTCAACACGTTAAAGCGTTCGTTAAAGGTACATTTAGTACTGCAATCACTGCATTAACTAAAGCTTAATATGGCTAAAATTCAAGAATCTACGTCTGAAAGTTCAATACTTTTGGATGTAGACCTTGATTCAAGTGTAAATGTAGAGATATTGAAAGATACCGAGCATTTGAAAAAAGGGCAAATACATTCAGTAAGTTATGCAATTGCTTTAATATTCGTTAATCAAAAAATTGCTAAAATTATAAAATAAATGGGTTTAATAATTGTTAAGGACGATTTTACAGGCAAATACGATTTAGTTAAGAGCATTAACGATAAGATTGAATCCTATATTGATGCTTATGAAGAAAACTATTTACGTGAACTATTAGGTATTGATTTATTTAATCTATATAAAGCTGACGTAGTTAATCATTTACCTGTAAACGCTTCTTATTTAACAATTACTAACACACTTTATGTTGAGCAAAACGGATATAGCATTGTAAGCAATGGGATAAAAGATATGTTATTAGGGTTTATTTTCTTCGAATATGTGAGGGATAATAAAATAAAACAGTCAATGAGCGGTTCGGTAGTTAATGGTGTTGATAATTCAAATAATGATTTCACACAGGAATTTTTATTCCAACGCTACAACGAAAGCATTGACATTTATAAAAATATCCAATTGTATATTGAATTAAATAAGCCAACATATCCGACTTATAAAGGCTTTATCAAAGGTTATTCTTATTAATATGGTTAATACAATAGATATAATCAAGGATTTAGTAGCCAATTTAGATTTAAAGCTAAATGTTACAAGTGTGGTAACTGTAGGTACTACCTATAAGCTATTTACTTGCAATACTTATTATTTGGCCACACAATCTAAAGTAACTATTAATGCAGTTGTTTATACAGTTGTATCTCTTGTTGATAATGAATATATAATTGTATCAGGGCCATCACTTCCAGTTAAAGGCGTTTATTCATTGCCTGCTCCATACTTTACGCATGGAACAGTTAAGCAAGCGAATGAAGAACTAAGTATGGAGAGTGATATGTTTAAAAAAACTCCGATGGTATTCTTAAGAAGGCCATTCACTGAGGTATTTTATAACGGCCAACAAAGTGATGAGAGAAATGTAGATTTAACTTTATACTTCTTAACACAGGCGGACTTTGAACACTGGCAAATTGATTCATTTGATGCAAACGCTATTAAGCCGATGTATAATTTAATGAATGCTTTTATTGCTATGCTTAACAATAATAGGTATATCAATAAAGCCAATATTTCAGAGTTTAGGGTTGAGGAAAAGATAAAGTTTGGTATCTATGTTAATGACAAAGGATATGAGAATAGCATATTCAACGACACTTTAAGCGGTGTACAATTAAGCTTAAGCTTACCTATTAGAAAAAATTATACTTGTACTTGTTAAATAAATAAAATTATGGCTTCATGTGATTGTGGCACAGGTTTAAAGAATACGGGTATTAGCGGATGCGCTAAGCCTATGGGTGTTTATCAAAAAGCTTTCTTCGTTGAAACATACGATTCAACAGGCGCTAAAAATAAATACGATACAAGCGTACCACTTACTCAAGTAGTATTGGATGCCTTATTAAATAACGCTGATACTTCTAAAAGATGGTATCCAACTTCAACACTTGAAACAGTAGGTGGTGAACGTGCTGACAATGTTGTGGAGACTGCTCCAAGTGGAAGGATTTACTACATTAAAGATGGTATCCGTACACAATCTTTTGAATTAGTAGGTTTTCCTGCGAAGTACATCGAAGCTTATGAAAGCAATAGATGCGTTACTTTGTCAGTGTTCTATGTAGATAGTGATGGTAACCTTATTGGTGGTGCTGAAGATGGCACTGTTTTATATCCTAAAAATATTGATGCAAAATCAATCCAAATTAAGGATGTGAAAATGACTGATACCACTATGGCCAAAATAGTGATGTCTTTCAACTATGCAATCTCTGAAAAAGAATCTTATGAGTCTTACATTGAAAGTTCAGCTATCACTGCCGATTTGTTAAATGCAAGTGGTTTAGTAGATGTTAGTATTGAACCAGTTACTACTGGCCAAACCTCTATGACGTTTAAATTAGTTACAAATTATGGATCAGTTGGTAACAAAATTAAAGATAAAGGTTTATTGGCTGCTAATTTCGTTAGTACAGTGGGGGCAGTTGCTTCTAAATTAAGAAACTTTACAACTTCTGCGGATGTGGCCATTACAGGATTAACTGAAAGCGCTGGAGTTTATACGCTTACTTATGCTTCTCAAACTGCTGGCAATGTGTTAATCATCACACCGCTTGCAAATGGAAGAAGCTATACAGCTAAAAATGTAACTGTAGTATAGTTTATTAATTATTAAAATCAAAGCCTTAGTATTAATTTACTAAGGCTTTTTTTATTGTTTTTTTTGTTTATATTTGTATGTAAATTTAAAGATATGAGAGAATATAAAAAAAGTTTGTTTATTCAGCTTTTAGAAGTTGAAAAAAAATATCAATATAGTATAGATTTATTTCCAATAATTATTGATACTAAAAACAAAGATAATTTTAGTTTTTGCAATGATGGTTTTGATGAATGTGAATTTGATGAAAAAAATAGCGTCGCAAAAATTTATATTACAAATAAAGGAGTATTAAATGTTAGTGTTTTTTTTAAGCTAAATGAAGAATATGACCTTATTATTTTAAAGGAAATAACCTTGTTAATGGATTTGATTTGTTACATTTGCAAAAATAATGAAAACGATTTAAATTCTGCTATTTCAATAATTACAAAAGAATTGAACGAATTAAACTATTTAACGGAATTACAAGTTAAATAATTTAATATAGGAGTTTATTTTAAAAGCCTTAGTATTATTACTAAGGCTTTTTTTATTACCTTTGCAAAATGTTTAAGCCGTTAAAAAAATTGTGCGATAATGTCAAAAATTTAACATCAGATAAGATATTAATTCAAATCTATGCTGACAAAAAAGTACAAAATTTTATAGTCGACTTAAACAGGATTGACCAACTTTTTGAAACAGGTACCGATGCGAACGATAATTTTTTAGGTTACTATTCAGAGGCTACAGAGTGGTTTTACGGGGGGCAAATCAAAAACAAGACAACTGCGGACCACATAACATTAAAAGATACAGGGGCATTTTATAAGTCTTTTTTTGTTAGGGTTTATAAAGATGGTTTTACCATTGTAGCCAATTCAATTAAAGACGAAACAGACTTAACCGAAGTTTACGGTAAAAATATTATAGGACTAAGCGAAAAATCAATACATGAATTATATCAAGAAATTAAGCCTAGCATTATCAAATTTATTAATCAGGCAATACTTAAAGGGGTGTTATAATAGCATCCATGAATTGCCATTTGTAAACTGGATAAAATTACATGAAGAAAATAATTTAAAGTTTTTAAGCAAAAAGTT